TTCTCGGCCTGCGCGGGCTGCGCTGGAAGACCTCGGGCTTGACCAGACAGAATTGATGGAGACAAAGTTGTTGTCGCCCGCGCAGGCCGAGAAGGTGCTGAAGAAGCACAAGCTGGCCATGCCCGACGACTTGATTGTCGCCGTCTCATCAGGTGACACGCTGGCAACCGAGGATGATCCTCGCCCGGCGTCGTTACAGATCGGCCGCCAGTTGGCGACCGCTCTTGGTAAACTCTCGTAAAGGAACGGTAAAATGAACGAAGTCGCGAAATTCGGTAACGCTAACCTCCCCTCCGTGCAATCGCTGGCGCAGTCCCTGCGGTCGCTGGACACCGGCGTGGGCCTTGGCAATACGGTCATCCTGAAGATGGACAAGACCGGCCATTGGGTCTTCGGCGCTGACCAGACCGAAGTGGAAGACGACAGCACTTGGGCGGTCAACCCGTTCTCCTTCACCCATGGCTTCATCGCGTGGGGTGACGGTGACGTGCTGGGCGAGAAGATGGTGCCGGTATCGCATCCCCTGCCGGAACTGGAGCCTGCCCCGGCGGGTTCCAAGCGTGGCTGGGAAACGCAGGTGGGCATGTCCCTCCAGTGCATGAGCGGCGAAGACAAGGGCATGGAAGCCCGCTTCTCGACCACCTCGGTGGGCGGCAAGCGCGCCGTGCAGGTGCTGGCGCTGGCCATCGCCACGCAGGTGGAGAAGGATCAGTCCAAGCCTGTGCCGGTGGTGCGCCTGAAGAAGGAACACTACACCCACAAGTCCTACGGGCGCATCTACACGCCTGTGTTCGACGTGGTGTCGTGGGTGAGCCTTGAAGGCCCTGCCGCTGCGGAGCCTGAAGCCGAGGCGGAAGCCGAGGAAGAGGCGCCCGCACCGGTCGAGACTGGCCGTCGCCGTCGTCGCGCGGCCTGAGAAGGTTCGGCCCCGGCGCAAGTCGGGGCCGTTTTCAGATGATCCTCTGGCTTGATTTCGAGACCCGCAGCCGCTGCGACCTGACCAGCGCGGGCGTTTACAATTACGCGCAGGACGGCAGCACCGAGGTGCTGTGCATGTCCTACGCCTTCGACGATGAGGACGTGGTGACCTGGCAGCCGGGTCAGCCTTTCCCCGACCGCGTGGCGCAGCACCGGGGCCAAATACGCGCCCATAACGCCGCCTTCGAGCGGCTGGTCTTCTGGTATGTGTTGGCGCCCGAGCATAATTTCCCAGAGCCGGCGCTGGAGCAGTTCTATTGCACCGCGACGCAGGCGCGGGCCAACTGCGCGCCCGGCAGTCTGGAGGACGTGGGCCGCTTCGCCGGCGCAGGCATGAAGAAAGACCACCGCGGCGCCCAACTCATCCGTGCCCTGTCGATCCCCAAGCCCGACGGCGCCTTCCGCGAGGACGCCGACCTGCTGGCCGAGATGGTGGCTTACTGCGAACAGGACGTGCGCGCCATGCGCGCCGTCAGCAAGGCCATGCGCGAGTTGTCCGACGATGAGTTGGCCGACTACCATGTGAACGAGCGGATCAACGACCGTGGGGTGCTGGTGGACACCGCGCTGTGCGCGGCTGCGGTGCGCTACGCCGCCGACGAACTGGTGGAAATACAGCAGACCGTGCGCGAGGTGACCGAGGGCGTCATCACCAGCGTCAGAAGCCCCAAGATGCGGGCGTGGGTCGAACACCGGGTGGGCGCGCAGGCGCGCAAGCTGATGACCGTCTACAAGGACGGGGTGCCCAAGGTGTCAATTGACAAGACCGTGCGCGCCAACCTGTTGGCACTGGCCGATGAGAACGCCGACGAGGTGCCGCCCGATGTGGCCGAGGTGATCCAGTGCGCCGACGACCTGTGGGCTAGCAGCGTGGCCAAGTTCAGCCGTGCGGCGGCGCTGGCTGACGCCGAGGACCAGCGGGTGCGCGGGGCGTTTGTCTTTGCCGGTGGCGCTGCCACGGGCCGGGCCAGCAGCTACGGCTTGCAGGTCCACAACTTCCCCCGCAAGTGCGCCGAGGCGCCCGACGATGTGCGGCAGGCCATGGTGCGCGCGCATCAGATCGTGCCCCGCTACGGCAAGCGCGTCACGGACGTGCTGAAGGGCATGCTGCGCCCTGCCCTGCTGCCGTCGCCCGGCAAGGTGCTGGTGGCGGCCGATTGGTCGGCCATCGAGGCGCGCGTGAACCCGTGGCTGTCCGGTGCCGGCGACGACAAGCTAGAACTGTTCCGCACCGGCAAGGACGTCTACAAGGTCAATGCGGCTGCGACCTTCCGCGTGGCCATGGACGATGTCACCAAGGACCAGCGCCAGGTCGGCAAGGTGCAGGAGTTGGCCTGCGGCTTCGCGGGCGGCGTGGGCGCCTTCGCTGCCATGGGGCGCGTCTACGGCGTTCACATGCCCGAGAGCGAGGCGCAGCGCATGGTGGACGCGTGGCGCCGGGCGAACCCGTGGGCCGTGCCGTTCTGGCAGGGGCTGGAGAGCGCCTACACCCGCGCCATGCGGAACAAGGGGCATGAGTTCAGCGCCGGGCGGGTGACGTATTTGTTCGACGGGGTGCATCTTTGGTATGCGCTGCCCTCTGGTCGTGTGCTATGCTACCCCTTTGCGAAGCTAGAACCGGATGGGGTCACCTATGCCAAAGCCTCATGGAAGCCCGGCGCGGACGCTACCGAGTGGCCGCGCGCCCGCCTGTGGCGCGGGCTGGCCTGCGAGAACGTCACGCAGGCGGCGGCCCACGACCTGCTGCGGCACAGCCTGCGGCGGCTAGAGGCGGATGGGCAAGACGTGGTGCTGCATGTGCATGATGAGATCGTGGTCGAGACGGCCGACCCCGACGCCACCGTCGCCGCTATGGAGCGGGCGATGTGTGTGCCACCGAATTGGGCGGGCGGCATCCCGCTCAATATCGAGGCCGAAGTGATGACGCGTTACGGGAAATGAGGAGGGGAAGATGGACTTCATAGAGTTTCTGGAAAGCCTGGCGCCGCAGCGGGAGACGCTGCTGGTGGTCAGACAGAAGCCTGTCATGCGCGAGGGCGCGCAGGTGCTACACGCGGACGGGTCGCCGAAATACACCTGGCCGGCGTTCCTGCCGTCCAAGCGGAAAGGGGAGGGGGCTTGGTACGCCAACACCGGCTCCTTCATTCTGGAGCGGTTCAAGGACGGCCAACCGTCAGCCTCGTCGGCCAATTGCGAATACGTCCTTGTGATGATGCTGGACGACGTGGGGACCAAGGCCAAGACCCCTCCCCTGCCGCCGACATGGGTCATGGAGACCAGCGAGGGGTCGTTCCAATGGGGCTACGCCTTCAGCGACCAGCCCACTAAGGGCGAGTTCACCGCAGCCATGGACGCCATCGCGGCGGCTGGCTACACCGATCCCGGTGCGACCAACGCGGTGCGGAACTTCCGCCTGCCGGGCAGCGTGAACCTGAAGCCCGGCCGCGGTGAGTTCAAGGCGCGGCTGGTCGAGTTCCACCCCGGCCGCGAGTTCACCCTGCCGCAGATATGTGAAGCGCTGGGTGTCGCGCCCGCCACAGCTGACACGGCAGCGCAGCGCGCGTTCAAGCTGCGCGACACGGGCAAGGACAGCGTTCTGGGCTGGCTGAACGAGCAGGGCCTAGTTCTGTCTGGCGTCAACGCCGAGGGCTGGCTGGGCGTCGTCTGCCCCAACCATGGCGAGCATACCGACGGCCAGATCGGCGCCCGCTACAAGCCGCTGGATCGGTCGTTCTGCTGCTACCATGGCCACTGCGAGCATCTGGACACGCGGGCCTTCTTGGGCTGGGTGGCAGACAACGGCGGCCCGCGCGTCACGCCCGGCTTGCGCGACGAACTGCTGGCTGAACACATGGCCCGCGCCATGGACAAGCTGGCGCCCACAGCCGAGTACCCCGACCGGGCGGCGGAGATCATCGCCGAGGTTGACCGCAAGGAGGCCAGCCGGGTCCAAAAGTCGCAGTGGTATGAGCGTTTCGCCTATGTCGTGTCGGACGACAGCTTCTTCGACCTTCAGGAACGCCGGGAGATTACCCGGTATTCCTTCAACGCCCTGTTCCGGCACGTCCCCTGCAAGTCGATCCACAACGCCCGCAAGATCGAAGCCGCCACCTGCTTCGACGAGAACAGGCAGGCCATGGGCGCGCGGGTGCTGGAGGGCGTCACTTACGCGGCGGGCGAGAGCGTGTTGGTCACGCGCAATGGTGTTGTTTATGGCAACCGCTGGCGCGATGGCCGCCCCGACGTGTCGAAGGTGGCGCATGAGGACATCAGCATCTGGCAGCAGCATTGCCGGCGGCTGGTGCCTGACGAGGCCGAGTTGAACCACCTGTGGGACATCATGGCGTTCAAGACGCAGAACCCGCGCGTCAAGATCAACCACGCCGTGCTGCACGGCGGCCATGGTGGCTCCGGTAAGGACACCATGTGGGCGCCGTTCCTGTGGGCCGTGTGCGGGCCGGGGCTGGTCAACCGCGGATTGGTCGATGGCGATTCGCTGAACAGCCAGTGGGGCTACGCGCTGGAGAGCGAAGTGATCATCCTGAACGAGTTGAAGGAGCCGGAAGCCGCGACCAGGCGCGCGTTGGCCAACAGGCTGAAGCCCATCATTGCCGCGCCGCCGGAGATGTTGACGGTCAACCGTAAAGGGCTGCACCCTTACGATACCGTGAACCGCGCCTTCGTGTTGGCCTTCAGTAACGACCCGGTTCCAATCACGATCAGTAGCGACGACCGCCGTTGGTTCGTCCTGTGGTCGCAGGCGCCCATCATGGAAGAGGCCGAGGCCAAGCTGATCTGGCGCTGGTACAAGGAAGGCTTGGGGTTTGAGAAGGTCGCCAAGTGGCTGCACGCCCGCGACGTGTCGGCGTTCAACCCGGGTGCTGCCCCGGTGCTTAACGACGCTAAGGCCAACCTGATCGAGCATAGCATGAGCATGGCCGAAAGCTTCATTGTCGAACTGATCCGCAACCGCCAAGGCGACTTCGCCAAGGGCGTCATCGCCTCGCCCTTCCATGCCGTGTGCGACCGCCTGAGCGGCTTGGCCCCGCCAGGCGTCAAGATACCGCAGCCGGCGCTGCTTCACGCGCTGAAGGAAGCCAAGTGGGTGGATGTTGGCAGGGTGGGGACGGTCGAATTGATGAACAAGAAGCACATCTTTGCGACGCCCGAGATGGCCAAAAAATACAGCAAAAGCGACCTCCGGCGCATTGTAGAAGAGGAAGCTGCGCCGAAGGTGGTCAACCTCAAAGCGGTGGGTTAGGACGGCCCAAGGTTTCATTAGGCTGGATGCGGACCTCTTTATTGGGCCACGTCCAGCACTGCCCTGTGGCGTCTTGGAAGCAGACCCATAGCAGGTCTGCCTCCGGCCCGTAATCGATCACCAGATGCGCCCACGCCCGCCCCTTGGGCGTCAACAGTGGCAGGGGCGGGTTTAGTTGCTGGATCAAGCCTTTTCTCCCTGCTCCGCGCGGGCGTAAACGTCGGGCGGATCATCAACGCCCTTTTCCCATGCCCTAGCTTTCATTGCCTTTACGCCCCATTCAGCGGCTTTGTCTTGCGTTGGTTCATACCCGATAGTCAGGATCTCGTTGCCGCGCAGGACCGCGGCCATCCAAAGGTCGCGCGCCGGGTCGAAACCAACGACGATTTTAAGGTCGCTCATTCCTTTTCTCCCAGCGCCGCGTCAATCCTGCGTAAGTCTTGCGTGTAAAGTATCCGGTCACTAAGCTCACACGCATGAGATACAGCGAAACGCGCTAACAGCAGCGCCGCCCGCAGCTTTTCTATTTCACCTCTGGCTTCTTGGTAATCAGATAGATAAGCATGGTTTGAGGCGGCGAGTTTCGCGTTCTCCGACCGCAGCTTATCGTTCTCTGCCCGCAGCGCATCACGCTCTGCGGCGAGGGATCGGATCATAGTGGCGGGAACGTCCAAGCCCCAAAAGTCGTGCGTGTACTTCGCCTGACGTTCCGCTTCTTTCGTGGCTATGCTCATTCATTTTCTCCCAGCGCCGCGCGCGTTTCCGGCTTCAGCTTGTCCCAATCGCCGCGCCAGACATGGCCGGCGAGGTCGTGCATGGCCGCGCGCAGGCCCGCCACCTCGGCAGGCTCGGCCTCGGGCGGCTGCTGCGGCACGAACAGCTTGCGCGCCCGCTTAACGTGTTCGGACGCATTGTCCAGCGATTGCAACACCGCGATGCTCTGCTTGATCCGCGCCGCGCCCCAATGGTCGCCTTCGCGCTCGGCGATGGCCAGATTGTCGCGCAGGCGCTCCAGAAAGGTCTTCATGCTGCCTCCGTGCCGTAAAACGGCTTCAAGCCCTTCAGGGCCTCGTATAGATTGCGCTCTGGCGTCGGCATCACGTCAGGATCCAGCCCGTCCAAATTGAACGGGCCAGGCTGGCCCTCTAGCCCGTCCTGCCATGCCCAGGCCAGCGACCAGTAGGCCGCCTCCGCCACCTTCAGAAACGCCTTCAGGCGCGCGTCGGCGTCGTCAGCGCGCAGGTCGGCAAGCTGCGCCCGCTGGTAGTGGTGCCACGCTATCTGTGCTTGCGCCATGTGCGCCTGCTCCAGTTCGGCCACGCGCTTGCGTAGCCCGTCATGCGTTAAATCTTCCATTTTTCCCTCTTCCCTTATCAGTCTGCCGTGCGGCAGCGCGCGCACATTCTATTACCCGGCCCACTACTGTCAAACATTATCTGACAGCGGAGGCACTTGCGCGGCGTGTAGCCCTTGGCCTCGCGCTCTCGCGTGGGGCTCTTATGGTAGGGGCTGTATGCCCCGCGCTTGGCCCACCAGGTGGACAAGGTCTTGGCCGACACACCCACGGTTCGGCTAATCGCCTCCCACGTCGTCCCCTTGCGCCGCTCGTGGGCGATGAAATCGACATGGGCGGCAGCGATGCCTTGCGGCAGTCGGTTGTCAGGCTTTGGCATGGTGCGCCTTCCACAGCTTTTCGGCCTCGTCCAATTGCTGGCCCAGCAGCGCCAAGGCGCGCTGGATGCGCCAATACTCTTCCGACCCCTCCCATGCCTGCTTCAGCAGTTCCTCGTGGGTTTGTATGCTGGCCATGATAACGCGCAGCGATTTAAACGCTGGCGGGCTAGTCTTGATCATTGTCTAGTTCCCTCGTTGCGGTTTCAATCCAATAGGCCAGCAGGGCCACTATGCCCCCGCCCAGCAGCAGGCCCACTATGGCCATGCGTAGCCAATCCAAAATTGTCATTGCATCCCCCTCGGGCGCGGTGTATCATAATCTTGTGCGTGGGTGGCTTTCCCTCCCCGACAAGCCCACGCACCGCCGGCCGGGTTGAGCATCTGCCTCATGGCTCCCCGGTCGGCGGCCCTTCCACAGGGCTTGGATCATAGTTCCAGCCCGGCAGGTTTACCGTCACGGCGTAACGCTCGCCCGTGAACGTCACCGCCTTGATGCGCGCCAGCCTGACGCCTGACCGCATCATGGGTTCCGCCCATTCAATCGCGGTTTCTGCATGTTCCGGCAGGGGCATGGCGTCCCGCTCTGCCAGCCAGCGCGCGTATTGAATGGCTTTCTTTTCGTCAGCGTTCATCTTGTCTTCCTCATTGCGATTAGCAGGCACAAGGCCCGCAGGATTAGGGTAAGCATGGCAGCGCGGCCTTGTCTTGCTGCGCCAGAACGGCGCGCAGTATCTCGTCAGCGTCGGCCTTGGTTGGCCATGGGAAGCCATGAAACGCCCCGCCAGGGGCGTTTACCAGATACCAGAACAAGCCAATTTTCTTCACCATTGGCTGCGGTCTCCCCTGTCTAGGCTCGCCCATTGATGCACCGCCGGGCGCCCGGTTAGGGCGGGCATTTCAAAAACGGCGGCGGGCTTCTTGTCCGTGGTCAGGTCCCAATCATTGCGCCATAGGCGCACGGCCTCAATGGGGTTGTGCGCTTCGACGACTAGGCTCATATCGTCGCCATTCTCGTCATCGGAATAGACTAGGTAAATGCGCGTCATGGCTTGGCGGCCTTGGCTTGCGCTGCCCCTTCGGCCAATATGCGCCGCACCTCGGCGCAGGCTTCAGCGTGAGTAGGTTCGCGCCCTAGTCGATCGGCTAGGGCTTCCCATATTGTCGGCTTGCGTGTCATGCTGCGACCCCCTTGGCCTTGGCGATAGCCGCGCGGCATATGCCCTGAATGGTGGCGATAACGTCGTGGTCGTCGTCATCGCGCGATGATTCGGCCATGATATCTTGCAGCGCGGCCAGCATGTCTGGCGCGGCCGCGATTAGCCGGGCGTTGGCTTCCCGTTGCGCCGGCAGGTCGCGGCCCCTTTCGGCCGCGTATTGCGCCACCTCGCGGCCGGGATGGTCAAGCTTGGCAGGGCCAACGTGAAGCGCGCCATAGGCGCCTTTCCAAGTAACCCATGGGCCGGTCGTGTGTTGTGTCATGTTCTTCCCTCTCATATTCGGCAGTAGCGCCGTCGCAGGGCGCCGCATGGGCGCCTTGCGAGGGCGGGGCGCCGTAGCGCCCTGCTTAGTCACCATGCGCCAAGCGCTTCCAAGGTTTGGCGGTCTTTGTCCATCGCGATGCGCGTGCCCTTGGGCAGCGCATCAAATAGCGCTGTCACCTCTTTCTGTATGGCGCGCTGTTCTGGCGTCATGAATAGCAGCGCCGCGATGCTCGCCTTGTACGGATTACAAGACAGCATGGCGCCCTGCCATGCGGCATAGGCTAGGCTTTGGCTTGGTGGCGCGGCCGACAATAGCCGCCCCTTGCGAGGGCCGCGCGTGACAAGCGCGCCCTGCAGCGCGGCAACGGCAGCATCGGATAGGTTAGCAATGGCTTGGGTAACGGTGGTGGTTGTCATGGCGTTAGCCTTTCGCAATGGTTGCGGCGGCGCGCTTGGCAGCGCCATGGGCGGGGAAGCCGACAATAACCTTGCGATCCCGCACGGCGCATAGGCCGCACGATGCACAGGTGACGTCGTCGCGGTACGTGGCCGGGCAGGTCGCGACCTTGCGGCCTTCTGGCGTAACGGTATCGGCACGCGTACCCTCCACCGCATCCTGCACCACGACGACGGGGCCGATATTAAGCGCGGCCAATTGGTCAGCATGCGCCAGCGTGTTGGCGCTCAAATTAACGGTAAAGCCCATGTTGTTTGCGTGCGCGATTAGGTGCGCGTTGTGGCCAACGTGCGCGGGCTTATGCGTGTACGTGAAGCCGCGCCTGCGCCCATTGGACCCGATTAACTGATGCATCGCGCTATCATCAATAGCGTCGCCCTCGCCGGGTAAATCCCCGGCCACATTGTGGCGCCATAGCGTACCCTCTGGCAGCGCCATTATATCGTCGCACAAGGCATCTAGCGTGCCACCGCGCGCGCCTTCTGTCACCGCGCGCCAATGCATGGCCAAAGGGCCGCCCTTGGCATAGCAGCCCTTAGCCTTCAACGGGCAAGCATCCGGGCAAGTGTCGGCGCTGGTTACCGTCGTCGGGATAGGTCCGGTTTTACGGTTTTGGCTTTTGCGCGTGAAATGGTAATTTGTCATGGTTTGATCCTCCCCGATCAAAAAACTAGAAGCCAAACGAATAGCGCCAGAAAGAAAGCGCAGATTGCAGCGTCGTGCCACATATTCATTTACATGTCCCTCCGAAAAATAGGCAATCCGTTTTGCCGATGCAGATTCTATTACAGACCTATTGTGGCAAGAATAAGGCAAATCAGAGTGTAACAGAAAGTTTTATCTTACATTTTGTCCATGTTTGGCGGAAATCGGCAACGCTAGCCATGACCTAGCGCGGTATTTGGCCCGGTCGCTCATGTAGCTGGTTTTACTAGCTTTTTTCAGTTTTCCTGGGTTTTCTAGGTTATACTAGTTATCTTGAGACCATCTTAAATATTATGTAAAAATATATAGTAGTATGACCTATAGACTGTCGAGCTGTAGCGATGTTTTTGGCATGACCTAGAATGCCTAGATGACCTATCCACGACCTAGGCCCGCGCAAACGCCCCGCGCATAACGGCCGCGCATCCCACACTATATTCTATTACGCATAGCGCTGGCAGCTAGCTGGCGCGTGTCGCGCTGGCGCGATGTTTTCGGCATGACCTATTTGACCTATTTGACCTATTTGACCTAGGCGCGCGACCAGGCGGAATGTTACGTTATAACGTAACAGATTATGCTGCAACGCAATATAAACATCTAAACATCTGAATAGCTATTCAGATGTTCATGCCTGGCCTCGCCCATCCGGCCCCGCGCCGAAGGCCGGGGGGAGGGGGGCCGGCGGCCGCCCCGTCCCGGTCACGGAGGGTCCGCAAACAATTTTTTATTTTTTGCAAACCCAACCAGCCATGCTATACAAAATCTATGGCAGTCTTTTCGCTCCCCTATGAGCCGCGCAAACTGGAAGCCACCGAGGCGCGGTTGGAAGCCATTTATGACGCCGCGCGTAATGGATTGCGTGGCGAGGCGCTGGCGCTCGCATCCGGCATGACGCCGACCGAATACCGCGCGCTGTGCGAGTTCGACCCGCTGGCGGCGTTGGCCGCGGAGAAGGGCCGGGCCGACGGCGAGATGGAGATGTCCAAGGTGCTGCATGACGCCGCCCGCGCCGGCGACGCCAAGGCGGCGCTGGATGTGCTGAAGCACGTCCACGGCTGGGTCGCCAAGCAGGCCGTGCAGGTCGAGGTCAACCAGACCATCTCCATCACCTCCGCACTGCAAGAGGCTCAGCGCCGCGTAATTGAAGGTGTGGCTGAGGCGGCGCACGTAATCGAACAGGCAGAAGATGCAAACCACACGGTATAGCGCCGACGACGAAATGGAACTGATGAGCCGGCTGTGGACGCCGGCCATCAAGGACGACCCGCTGAAGTTCGTGCTGTTCGTGTTCCCGTGGGGCCAGCCTGGCACACCGCTGGAACACTTCGACGGCCCGCGCAAGTGGCAGCGCCAGGTGCTGCAACGCATGGCCGACCACGTGAAGCAGAACAACGGCAAGATCGACTTCGACACGCTTAGGATGGCGACGTCATCCGGCCGCGGGATCGGCAAGTCGGCGCTGGTCAGTTGGCTGGTCATCTGGATGCTGACCACGCGGATCGGCTCGACAACCATCGTGTCGGCCAACTCCGAGGCGCAGCTTCGGTCGATCACATGGGCGGAAATTACCAAGTGGCTCAGCATGGCGCTCAACAGCCACTGGTTCGAGGTCAGCGCCACGCGGCTGATGCCGGCCAAGTGGCTGACGGAACTGGTGGAGCGCGACCTCAAGATGGGCACCCGGTACTGGGGCGTCGAGGGCCGGCTGTGGTCGGCGGAGAACCCCGACGCCTACGCGGGGGTTCACAACTTTGCCGGGGTCATGCTGGTGTTCGACGAAGCCAGCGGTATCGACGACAGCATCTGGTCGGTCGCGGCGGGTTTCTTCACGGAGAACACGCCGCACCGCTTCTGGCTGGCGTTCAGCAACCCGCGACGCAACAGCGGCTACTTCTACGAATGCTTCCACTCCAAGCGCGACTTCTGGGACACCAAAATCGTGGACGCGCGCACGGTCGAGCATACGGACAAGCAGGTCTATCAGCAGATCATCGACGAGTACGGCCCCGACAGCACCCAGGCCCACGTCGAGGTGTACGGTCAGTTCCCCAACGCGTCCGACGACCAGTTCATCGGGGCATCCACTGTCGACGACGCCATGCGCCGGCCGCAGCACAAAGACCCGTCGGCGCCGATTATCATCGGCGTGGACCCGGCGCGGTTCGGGTCTGACAGCACGGTCATCGCCATCCGGCAGGGACGCGACATCGTGGCGATCAAGCGCCACAAGGGCGACGACACCATGACGGTGGTGGGGCACGTCATCGACGCCATCGAGACGTACAAGCCGGCGCTGGTGGTGATCGACGAGGGGGGCTTGGGCGCCGGCATCGTCGACCGGCTGAAGGAGCAGCGGTACAAGATCAAGGGGGTCAACTTTGGGAACAAGTCGAAGAACCCGCTGATGTGGGGCAACAAGCGGGCCGAGATGTGGGGCGAGATGCGGACCTGGCTGAAGGACGCGTCCATCCCGCTGGACCGTTACCTCAAGAACGACCTGACCGGGCCGATGATGAAACCGGACAGTAAAGGGACTATCTTCTTGGAAAGCAAGAAGGATATGAAGGCCCGCGGGCTGGCCTCGCCCGACGCGGCCGACGCCATCGCGGTGACCTTTGCGTTTCCTGTGGCGCATAGGGAATATGTTGCAACCGCGCCCAAACGCGGCTATACTGCGGGAGGTATAGCAACATCTTGGATGGGGGCGTAATGTTGACGCAAAATGAACTATCAGATTTATTTGAATACCGCGACGGCCGTTTATACAGCCGCGTATTTCGAGGTAAGATTACGCCGGGAACGTGCATAGGAAACCGGCGTAAAGACGGGTATTTTCATGCTGAAATAAACAAACGAAAATACTTGTTACACCGGCTTATTTTTACATTAAAGCACGGCTACACCCCGGTTTTTATAGACCACATAAACGGGGACAGATCAGACAACCGAATTGAAAATTTGCGCGATGTTACCCGTGGGCAAAATAACCGTAACGCTAAACGACGCAAAAACAGCAGATCGGGCGTAAAAGGGGTTTCTTGGTACGCTAAAGACCGCAAATGGGTTGTCCGTCTGTACATAGGCGGAAAAAATAAGTATTTTGGGTCTTTTGATTTACTTGAAGACGCCGAAAAACACGTGCAACAAATTCGTGAGCAGTTACACGGGCCATACGCACGACATTGTTGACAGGGCACCGCGCAGGGCCTATGCTCCGGGCGGAATTTCAAACTCTTGGATGGGGGCGTAACCATGGCCTACACGAAACCAATCGGCGTAGCGTTCACCGATCAGGACATCAGCGGCGCGAACATTATCTTGACCGATGAGCAGCTTGGCTACACCGCCGAGGGTCAGGGCACGGTAACGCAGGCGACCAGCAAGTCGACCGCGGTGACGCTGAACAAGCCCGCCGGCCAGATCACGATGAACAACGCGGCGCTGGGCGCTACGACTAACGTGACGTTTACGCTGAACAACACCTTCATCAGCACCAACGACATCCTCATCCTGAACGTAGCCGCCGGCGCTACCGCGGGCGCGTACAACTGCTGGGTGTCTGGCCTAAGCGCCGGGGCTGCGTCCATTACGGTGCGGAACATCAGCGCCGGGTCGCTGTCTGAAGCGGTCGTGATCAACTACGCGCTGATCCACTGCGTCTAACACTCTCACCGGCACAGCGGGGACGCGATGGCCAAGAAAAGTGTTTCGCTGGCCGTAGGCCGAGGCGAGAAGCTACCGACCGATAAGGGCGCGGGCCTGACCGCCAAGGGCCGCGCTAAGTACAATCGTGAGACAGGCTCCAACCTAAAGCCTCCGGCCCCCAGCCCCAAGACCGAGGCGGACAAGGGGCGTAAAAAATCTTTTTGCGCCCGCATGGCGGGTGTGGTAGCCAAGGCTGAGAACGCCGACAGGGCGAAGGCCAGCATGAGAAGGTGGAAGTGCTGATGGCAAAACCAGGGCTATATTCCAACATCGCAGCCAAGAGGGCGCGCATTGCGGCCGGGTCTGGCGAGAAGATGCGGAAGGTCGGCTCCAAGGGCGCCCCGACCGCGGCGGCGTTCCGTGAATCTGCCAAGACGGCCAAGCCAGCCAAGAAGGGCAAGTGACATGCCGCTGGTGAAGTCCACCTCCAAGGACGCCTTCCGCAAGAACGTGAAGGCCGAAATTGCTGCCGGCAAGCCGGCAAAACAGGCTGTCGCCATTGCGTACGCAACCAAGCGCGCAGCGGCTAAGAAAGGCAAGTAATGGCCGCCAACGATGTAGAAGCCGCAGGCAAGGTATCGGACAGCGACGACAAGGACCGTCTGTCCGTCATGCGCCGGCGCTACACCATGGCGCTGTCGGCCTACTCGGACAGCCGCGAGGACGAACTGGACGACCTGCGCTTCATGGCCGGGTCGCCTGACAACCAGTGGCAGTGGCCGGCGGACGTGCTGGCGACCCGCGGGTCTGTGCAGGGTCAAACGATTAACGCGCGGCCGTGCCTGACGATCAACAAGCTGCCGCAGCATGTGCGCCAGGTGACCAACGAGCAGCGGCAGAACCGGCCGACCGGCAAGGTGATCCCGGCCGACGACCGCGCGGACGTGCGCGTGGCCGAGATATTTGACGGCATGGTGCGGCACATTGAGTATATCTCAGACGCCGACGTGGCTTACGACACGGCCTGCGACAACCAGGTTACCTACGGCGAGGGCTACATCCGCATTTTGACGGAGTACGCCCGCGAGGACAGCTTCGACCAGGACATCAAGATCGGACGGGTGCGGAACTCGTTCTCGGTCTACATGGACCCGGCCATTCAAGACCCGTGCGGCGCCGACGCCGAGTGGTGCTTCATCACCGAAGACGTGAGCAAGGCCGACTATGAACGCATGTTTCCAGACGCTGCGCCGATTTCTAGCCTCATGTCGCAAGGCGTGGGCGACCAGAGCCTTTCTCAATGGCTCTCGGAAGACATGGTACGTATCGCCGAATACTTCTACTACGAACACGAAAAAGCGACGCTAAACCTCTACCCCGACAACATCACAGCCTTCGCCAACTCGCCGCAGGACAAGCAACTGAAGGCGATGTTTGGCAAGCCGCTGCGTAGCCGCTCGGTGGACCGCAAGAAGGTCAAGTGGGTCAAGACCAACGGGTTTGAGGTGCTGGAAGAGCGCGATTGGGCGGGCAAATACATCCCCGTCGTGCGCGTAATCGGCAACGAGTTTGAGGTCGACGGTCAGCTTTACGTGTCGGGCCTTGTGCGGAACGCCAAGGACGCCCAGCGCATGTACAACTACTGGGTCAGCCAGGAAGCCGAAATGCTGGCTCTGGCACCCAAAGCACCCTTCATTGGCTATGGCGGCCAGTTTGAAGGCTACGAGATGAACTGGAAGACGGCTAACACGAACAACTGGCCGTACCTAGAGGTCAATCCAGACGTTACGGACGGCGCAGGAAGCCCTCTGCCGCTTCCGCAGCGCGCACCGCCGCCGCTGGCCCAGACCGGCCTCATACAAGCTAAATTGGGCGCTGCTGACGACATCAAAGGCACCACAGGCCAGTACGACAGCAGCCTAGGGGCGCAAAGCAACGAGCGGTCTGGCCGGGCCATTCTGGCGCGCGAGAAGCAGGGCGACACGGGCACCTACCATTACGTCGACAACCTGTCCCGCGCGATCCGGCACGTCACCCGGCAACTTGTGGACATGATCCCCAAGATTTACGACACCGCCCGCGTGGCGCGTATCGTGGGCCTAGACGGCGAAGTGGGCATGGTGCGGATCAATCCGACCCAGCCGGAGCCTGTGAAGGAAATCCGCGACGAAAACGGGCTTGTGATCGACAAGATTTACAACCCGTCGGTCGGCGTTTACGACGTGTGCGTGACCACTGGGCCAGGCTACATGACCAAGCGTCAGGAAGCCTTGGACGCCATGTCTATGCTGTTGCAGTCTAACCCGCAGCTTTGGACGGTCGCCGGTGATCTGTTCATCAAAAACATGGATTGGCCGGGCGCGCAGGAGATGGCGGCGCGGTTTGCTAAGATCATTGATCCAAAGGTTATGGAAGGCGAAGACCAATCGCCCGAAATGCAGATGGCCAAGATGCAGATCGAAGCCCTGACCAAGGAACTGAACCAAGTCGTCGGCATGTTGCAGCGCGTCGAGCAGTCGATCGAGGCGCAGGAAGTGCAGATCAAGGCCTACGACGCCGAAACCAAGCGCATTTCCGCGGTCCAGGCCGGCATGACGCCCGATCAAATTCAAGACATCGTGATGGGCACCATCGCAGCAGCTATGGATACCGGCGATCTGGTTGGCCCCGGCGGCCCAGTTTCACGTGAAATGCCGGAAATGCAACCGGAAATGGGCGGAATGCCACCAGACATGGGCGGAATGCCACCTCAAATGCCGCCAGGAGGCCCAATGCAATGAGTTGCGCTGAATTTATCGGCTGCATGTTTTTGGCCCGCGATGTGGCCCATTCGGTCCATCTAAACACCCGCAGTTTTGCCAAACACAAGGCTTTGGGCGGGTTTTACGACAATGTAATCGACCTAGCCGACAAGTTTGCCGAAGCCTATCAAGGCCGGCACGGGCTTATTGGTCCAATTTCCTTGCACTCCGCGCGCAAAACCTCCAATATCACCGAATTTCTTGAGGATAGCCTCAAAGAAATTGAGGATATGCGCTATAAAGTGTGCGACAAGTCTGATACGGCGTTGCAGAACATCATCGACGAGATTGTCGGGCTGTATTTGACGACGCTGTATAAACTGAAATTCCTCGCGTAAGGACGTGCCATGGAACTCCCGATCACTAACCCGCTTTCGGACGCCGATTTTCCCACCCGCACCGCGGCTTTTACCGCGACGGCCGCGTCTACGGCTACTTGGCCGGCAGGCCCTCAAGCTGTTTCCGTGTGGGCGACCACTGCGTGTCATGTGCTTGTGGGTGAGGGTGTAACTGCCACCACGGCGTCTTTTGCGATCCCGGCCAACACCCTTGTGAACCTGATTTTGCCTACCGGCACCGGGGCTCCGTGGCGGGTCAGCGCAATTCAAACAGCCGCTGGCGGTACGCTTTACGCGCGCCCCATTAACTACAAGTAACACCGTACGGTAGGGGCGCGCAGATGACTAACGTCAAAATTTCTGAACTCCCGGCCGCTACCACGCCGCTTACCGGCGCGGAGTTGGTGCCGATTGTCCAGAGCGGCGTTACTGATCAGGTCAGCGTGTCTAACCTAACTTCCGGCCGCGCCGTGCCTGTAGGTTCTTTGACGCGCGGCGCCCCGGTCACAAAAACGGCCAGTTTTACCCTTGCGGATACCGAAAACTGGGTCATTTGCAACGGTACGGGGTCCATCACCATCACATTTCCCTCCGCGGCGTCTTGGACCGGCCGCGAGGTAATGGTCAAAACTATCGCCGCGTTTACGGTTGTGTCGGCGTCGTCCAACATCGTGCCGCTTATTGGCGGCGTGGCAGGGACGGCTATTTTGGCAGCGACCGCCGGTAAATGGGCCACTCTTGTAAGCGACGGCACGAACTGGGTCATAATGGCCGCCGTTGTCTGACAACCGTACTGGTGCGGTCCACCAGGGTTCGTAAGGAACACCAATGTCTGAAGCAGTACAAGACTTAGCGGAAGTACCCGCGCCGGAACAGGCCGCTACGGCGGCGCCTGTAACCGATGCCTCATTGCCGGAAGACCAAACGACAGAAGCGCCTAAGACCTTCACCCAAGAAGAGTTGGACGCGATTGTCGGCAAACGCCTTGCCCGTGAACAACGGAAATGGGAGCGTGAGCAAGCCCAAAGGCAGGCTGAACTGGAAACGCGTCGGGCGATGCCCGTCAACCCTCCAGCGCCTGATGATTTCAACAACGCTGCTGAGTATGCGGAGGCTTTGGCTGAGCGAAAAGCACAAGAGTTGGTTCGTCAGCGTGAAGCCGCCCAGCAGCAAGCTAGATTGCTGGAAACATACCACGAGAAAGAGGAAACCGCCCGCGGTAAATACGACGACTTTGAACAGGTCGCGTACAACCCGAGCCTTCCTGTGACCGATGTTATGGCCCAGACAATTCAGGCTTCTGACGTTGGCCCCGACATCATCTATTGGCTAGGGTCCAATCCGAAAGAGTCTGCGCGTATCGCCAACCTTCCGCCAATTTTGCAGGCCAAGGAAATCGGCAAAATCGAAGCCAAGATGGCTTCTGATCCGCCGCTGAAAAGAACCTCAACCGCGCCCGCCCCTATTGCTCCGGTGACTGCGCGTTCAACTTCCTCCCCTGCCTATGACACGACAGACCCTAGATCTGTTAAATCCATGTCAACGTCAGAATGGATTGAAGCGGAGCGTATGCGCCAGATCAAGAAGTGGGAGGCTTCCCGCAACCGCTAAGTATAAGGATCAGCCACCGTGGCTAATTCACTTCTTACCATCGACATGATCACCCGGAAAGCTCTCGAAATCCTCGAGAACAACCTTGTGATCACCCGCACCGTGAACCGCCAGTACGACGACAGCTTTGCCGTCGAAGGCGCGAAGATCGGCTCCACCCTCCGCATCCGTCTGCCAGACCGCGCTCTGGTGACCGACGGCGCCGCGCTGCAAGTGCAGGACGACAACGAACAGTTCACCACGCTGACGGTTTCCAGCCAGAAGCACATCGGTGTGAACTTCACGTCTGCTGAACTGACCATGCAGTTGGACGACTTCGCCGAGCGCGTTCTCAAGCCGCGTATTTCGCAGCTTGCGTCCAGCATCGACGCTGACGTGGCCAACTCCTACAAGTCGATCTTCCAGTCTGTCGGCACCCCCGGCACGACCCCGGCGACCTCTCTGGTGCTGCTCCAAGCCCAGCAGAAGTTGAACGAGTCTGCTGCCGTCATGTCCCCGCGCTACGCGACGGTCAACCCGGCCGCCAACGCTGGGCTGGTTGAAGGCTTGAAGGGCCTTTTCAACCCGGTCAACACTATCTCCCGCCAGTTCAAGAACGGCCTGATGGGTGAAGGTGTGCTGGGTCTTGAAGAGATCAACATGTCTCAGTCCATCAAGCAGCACACGACCGGCAGCCGCACCGGCGCGCATACCGTGACCACCACGGTGTCCACGCAGGGCCAGGCGACCATCAACATCACCGGCACCGGCTCGCAGACCATCGCCGCCGGCGACGTGTTCACCATTGCCAGCGTGTTCGCGGTCAACCCGCAGACCCGCGAATCGACCGGCTCGCTTCAGCAGTTTGTCGTGACCGAAGCCAACACGGCTTCCGGTGGCGCCTACACCTCGGTGAAGATCAGCCCGGCGATTTACACCTCCAGCAACGCGCTGGCGACTGTAGACAGCTTCCCGCAGTCCTCTGCCGTTGTGACGTTCCTCGGCTCTGCTTCCACGCAGTACCCGCAGAACCTCGTGTACCACAAGGACGCGATTTCCTTCGCCACCGCCGACCTTCTGCTGCCGCAGGGCGTCGACATGGCCTCCCGTCAGGTCCACAACGGCATCTCCATGCGTGTTGTGCGCCAGTACGACATCAACAACGACCGTCTGCCGTGCCGTATTGACGTACTGTATGGCTTCAGCACCATTCGCCCGCCGATGGCCGTGCGGATGTGGGGCTAACAGGTAGAGATAGGAGAATAAGATCATGGCACTTCCTTCTGTCGGTGGCGGCTATCAGATTGGTGATGGCAACCTCAACGAACCGGAAATCGTCACTGTTCCCGCGCCGGCGACGGCTACGGACAGCGCGACGCTGACGTCCGCGCAGCTTACTAACGGCATCATCATCGGTACGCCGACGACGACCGCCGCTTACACGCTGCCGCTGGCGTCTGATCTGGACGCCTACCTGAACAACTCCAAAGTAGGGTCTGCGTTTGACTTCCGCGTCATCAACACGACGACCGCGGGCGTCATCACGATGACCACCAACACTGGCTGGACAATCGGCTCCAGCGGTTCGCAGGGTCTTATGACCATTGCAGCCACCGCCGGCACCGTGCGCTCCTTCCGCGCGCGTCGTCTGGGGGATAACTCCTGGGCGCTGTACGCGATTTCGTAACCGACCCGGCCCCTGCTTCGGCAGGGGCCGACCTTCAGAGGTTTGTATGGCCGTAATCTATCTACAGCACCCCCATCACGGCACTAAGGTTGCCACGATGGACGCCGAAGCAATTTATGATGAAGAGTGCGGCTGGATGCGCTATAACCCTGCTGCGCCGGCTCCGGCCCCGGAACCTGCCGAAAGCATAAACGGGTTAGCTAGCCGGCGCCGCAGCCGGCCTCGCGTAGTTAAAGAGGATAACGGCGATGACAACAGCGGGTGATCAAATCAATGGCGCGCTTCGCCTGCTGAATGTTTTGGCTGAAGGTGAAACGCCGTCGGCGGAAACTTCACAAGACGCGCTGTACGCTCTTAACCAGATGATCGACAGTTGGAACACGGAACGGCTGTCCGTGTTTTCCACGCAAGACCAAGTAGAAACTTGGCCTCCAGGCACTATTTCGCGCACGTTTGGGCCGACCGGAGATATTGTAGGCGAACGTCCCATTTTGGTTGACGACAGCACCTACTTTCGCGATCCGGCTTCCGGCATCTCCTACGGCCTTAAGCTGATCAATCAGCAGCAATACAACGGCATTGCGGTCAAGACCGTTACCAGCACATATCCGCAGGTACTGTGGATCAACATGACGTACCCCAACATTGAAATGTACGTCTATCCGGTGCCGACCAAAGTGCTAGAATTTCACATCGTGTCGGTCCAACCACTGACGCAACCCGCTAATCTGGCTACAACGCTGGCGTTTCCGCCCGGCTATCTGAGGTGTTTTCGCTATAATTTGGCGTGCGAATTGGCTCCTGAATTTGGCATAGAGCCTACTCCGCAAGTGCAACGAATTGCGATGACATCTAAACGCAATCTCAAGCGCATCAACAACCCTGACGACATCATGGCGCTGCCTTACAGCATTGTGGGCACTCGCCAGCGGTTTAACATTTTTGCCGGCAACTACTGATGAAGACGCCGATCCTTGGGTCCACCTATGTAGCCCGCAGCGTCAACGCTGCGGACAGCCGCATGGTCAACCTCTTTCCAGAACTTGTACCGGAAGGCGGCAAGGAGCCGGCGTTTCTTCAGCGGGCGCCAGGTTTACGGCTATTGGCTACAATAGGCACAGGCCCTGTGCGCGGCCTTTGGCAGATGGGCGCCTACGCGTATGTGGTGTCTGGCGACACGCTGTATAAACTCAACAGCAACTGGACCGCGACAACGTTAGGCACGATTGCCAACACCGGGCCTGTGTCCATGACGGACAACGGCACTCAGTTGTTTATCGCAGCCAACGGCCCCAGCTACATCTACAACACGTTCACAAACGTCTTCCAGCAAATCAATGACATCGACTTTCCTGGCGCTGTGACGGTTGGGTACATCGACGGCTATTTTGTGTTTAATGAACCAAACAGCCAAAAGTTCTGGGTGACCAGCTTGCTGGAAGGTACGCAGGTAGACCCGCTGGACTTTGCCAGTGCGGAAGGTTCGCCTGACGGGCTTGTGGCTTTGATCGTCGACCACCGCGAAGTCTGGCTGTTTGGCACTACCTCCGTCGAAGTTTGGTACGACGCCGGCACCGCGGATTTCCCGCTGCAACGCATCCAAGGGGCGTTCAACGAAATCGGCTGCGCCGCAGCCTATTCGGTTGCCAAGTTGGACAACGGCCTGTTTTGGTTGGGCGCCGACGCGCGCGGGCGCGGTATTGTTTATCGCGCAAACGGCTATAGCGGCCAGCGCGTTTCCACACACGCCGTTGAATGGCAAATCCAACAGTACGGCAATTTGTCCGACGCAATTGGCTACACCTATCAGCAAGACGGCCATTCGTTCTATGTGTTGGTCTTTCCGTCAGCCAATACGACATGGGTGTACGATGTGGCTACCCAAGCCTGGCACGAGCGCGCCGGCTGGGATAACGGCCAGTTTACCCGGCACCGCGGCAATTGCCAGATGAACTTCAACGACGAAATTGTCATCGGCGATTACGAGAACGGCAACATCTACGCTTTTGATCTTGACGTGTACGCTGACAACGGCGCCGAGCAAAAATGGCTGCGGTCGTGGCGGGCGCTGCCTACTGGCCAAAACGACCTGCGCCGCACCGCGCACCACGCGCTTCAGTTGGATTGCGAAACTGGAGTGGGGCTAAGCACGGCGCCGTCTGACGACGAGGTATTCGACAGCGCATACTTGTCGGGCGCGCTTTTGGCTGAAGGCGACGATTTCTTAATAACTGAGAGCGGCGATTATATTTACGCCACCGCGACCAATCTTGCCACCATGGTACCGCGCGCGATGCTGCGCTGGTCTGATGACGGCGGCCATACCTGGTCCAACGAGCATTGGAAGTCTATGGGCCAGATCGGGCGGTTTGGCTACCGCACCATTTGGCGGCGCCTTGGCATGACACAGAAAATCCGCGACCGAGTGTACGAGGTGTCGGGCACTGACCCGGTTAAAATAACCATTTTGGGCGCCGAACTGGCGATTAGCCCGACCAATGGCTAGTCCTCCTAACGTAACCAATATCCCGGCCCCTCGGGTGCCGTTGATTGACGACCGCACTGGGTTAATGGCGCGCGAGTGGTACAGGTTCTTTTTCAACTTGTTCAATCTTACCGGCGGCGGGTCCAACACCGACACGCTCCAAGACGTGCAGCTAGGGCCTCCGTCAGAAGACCCAGCGGTCTTCGTGCAGGCGCTGCAAGCTGCCGCGCTAAACCCCACAGACACCTACGCAGCCAACGCTGACGCGGTCTTGCAGAGCCAAGTGCAGGCCCTAGCGGTCACGCCGCCACGCATCGACGAGGTGCCAGGCTGGCTTATCCTGCCGCGCGCCATAGCCGCCGGCGCGTCGCCTTTCACCTTTCAAAACACCACCGGGCGGTCTATAGATGTCATTGTGACGGGTGGCACGGTATCTGCCATTGCTTTCTCGCGCGACAACGTAACTTTCTATGGTGTCGGCTCGACTTCTGGGGTATTTTGGTTGTCGCCTAATGATCGGTTGCGTGTAACATACACTGTTGCACCTACCTTAACCCTTGTGCCGAGGTAGAGCATGGCCGTTGTTATCTCACTCTTTGCCGGCGTCGGAGGGCAATTTTTCGACAACAACGGCGACCCGCTTACGGGCGGCCTGATCTACACTTACGAGGCGGGCACCACGACCCCGGTAGCGACCTACACGTCGTCTTCTGGCACGACACCACATGCCAACCCGATTGTTTTGGACGCTGCTGGCCGCGTAAACGAGATTTGGTTGGACGACCAGACAGCCTACAAATTTGTGCTGAAGACCTCGACAGGCGTCACGATTGCGACTTACGACAACGTGTACGGCCCGGCGGCCAGTTTCAGCCCCGTCGTAAACGGCGATCTGTATGTCAACGGCAACGCCTACGTCAGCGGCAGGATTGCCATAGGCGGGACAAGTTCCGCGGTTAAGCTGTCCATCCTATCCACAGACGCCGTTCTGGTGCCCGTAGGGACTACCGCAGAGCGTCCTACAGGCGCGTCAGGGTATTTGCGGTTCAACACGACGTTGAGCAGCTTTGAAGGATACAATGGCACTTTGTGGGGTAGTATCGGCGGCGGCGCGGCTGGGGGCGGCACTGACAAGATATTCTACCTTAACGACCAGACCGTGACGACCAACTACACTATCCCAACTGGTCAAAATGCAGGTACGTTTGGGCCAATTTCTGTCGCGAGCGGCATTACTGTAACCGTTCCGTCAGGCAGCACATGGACGGTGACGTAAGATGCCGGTAAAACTCTCCTCCACAGGTGGCGGCAGCGTCACCCTAACCACGCCCAGCACGGCGACGGATTACACGGCTACGTTTCCGGCGAATACTGGGAATGTGGTGACGGATAGCGCAACTCAAACGCTTACCAATAAGACGCTGACAAGCCCGGTTATTACTGGCGCTTCTGTGTCATCTATGGCGAGCAGCGTTATTACTTCCGGCACTTCGCAAGCCAGCACCAGCGGCACCAGCATTGATTTTACCGGCATCCCGTCTTGGGTAAAGCGCATCACGGTAATGTTTAATGGGGTTAGTACGAATGGTACGAGTCCTGTAATTGTTCAGCTTGGCACCGGGGCTACGCCGACATATACAACCAGTGGCTATCAGAGTTTTGTTCTTTATAACGGTGGAACTACAAATATTACAAATGGTTTAACAACCATAGGTATTGGCGCTTCCGATACTCGGTGGGGATCAATGATACTTTCCACATCTGGATCAAATAGTTGGACAGAAATTGTTGGGAATGCAGTAGGTACTAACGGTGGGGCAGGCGGAGGCGGCATTACTCTTGGAGCCGCCCTTACCGCTATTCGTATCACAACGTCCAACGGCACCGACGCCTTCGACGCCGGGTCCATCAACATCCTGTACGAGTGAGGTAAGCAATGCCCATAACCATCTCAGGCTCCACGGGTATCGCGGGTGTTGACGGCTCTGCCTCCACTCCAGCCCTTCAAGGAACCGACACAAACACTGGCGTTTATTTTGGCGCTGATACGATTTCCTTCTCAGAGGGTGGCGCTCTTGTTGGGCAGTTTGATAGTAGCGCAAATTTCCAATTTAACTCCGGCTACGGCTCCGTTGCCACGGCGTATGGGTGCCGGGCTTGGGTGAATTTCAATGGAACCGGGACGGTAGCGATTAGGGCCAGCGGAAACGTCACTAGTATTACTGATAATAACACTGGCGATTACACGGTCAACTTTACTAATGCCATGCCTGATGCAAATTATGGTGTTGCAGTGGCTATTCAATCCCAAACAAGTGGCGCGGCGGGTTTGTCTAGGAATGTATCAGCGACAGCATCGGCATACAGATTGTTGACGACAGATAGTTCTGGGACTGCAATTGATGCCGCCTATCTAAATGTTTCAATTTTCCGTTAATAGGAGTTAATCATGGACCAACGCATCATCTACCCAACAGAAGATGGTGGTGTTTCCGTCATCATTCCTACGCCTGATTGTGGGCTGACGATTGAAGAGATTGCCGCCAAGGATGTGCCAGAGGGTAAGCCATTCAAGATCGTGGATGTCGCTGACATCCCGGCAGACCGCACCTTCCGTGGTGCTTGGACCTATGTGGAGGAAGATCAATGATCCGAATTGACATCACCAAGGCCAAGGTCATCGCGCATGATATGCGCCGATCCGCTCGTGCTGCTGAGTTTGTCCCGCATGATGAGGTGATTGCTAAGCGCATTCCCGGCACTGCGGAAGCGGAGGCAGAGGCCGCCCGTCAGGCAATTCGTGATAAGTATGCAGCGGTGCAAATTGCCATTGATGCGGCTACGACACCAGATGAAATCAAGGCTGCGTTAGGAGTTTAAGATGTCCACCCTACAATCCACCAACCTGAAGCATGAATCTTCTGCAACAAACAACATTGTCCTGGATGCGAGTGGAAATACCGCAATTCAAGGTACGTTGCGGGTTGGCGGAGTGGCCACGAACATTTATCCTCTGGTATCCGGCACCTCTCAAGCCAGCACTAGCGGCACTAGCATTGATTTTACCGGCATCCCTTCTTGGGTAAAGCGCATCACGGTAATGTTTAACGGCGTCAGCACGAATGGCACGAGTAACAAGCAAATTCAGCTTGGGGACTCTGGCGGTTTTGAAACGACAGGATATTTGGGGGCAAGCGTTCAATTAACTGATGCTGCCTCTGTTAACGCGGCGACAATCACAACAGGCTTTGGTATTCGGTCTCCGCTTGCCGCCGATACGATAAATGGCGCCGTGGTCATCACAAACCTTACCAGCAACACTTGGGTTGCCCAAGGCGCGCTGACTGATTCTTCGCGCGGCGCCGGGTATCTCGTGGGCGGCGCAAAAGCTTTGTCTGATGTGCTGACGCAAGTTCGCATCACGACTGTCAACGGCACCGATGCGTTTGACGCCGGGTCCATCAACATCCTGTATGAGTGAGGGTTAACCCATGGCCGTAACCGTAACCGTCCTGATCCCGGCGAAGACCGCCGAGAACACGCAGACGACGCAATATACGTCGACCGGCGTGACCACAATCATCGACAAGTTCACCGCGACCAACTACACCGGCACGGCCGCGACGATCAGCATCAACTTGGTGACGGGCGCTGGCGCTGCCGGCAACGACAACCTGATCGTCCAGAACAAGACGCTGCAAGCGGGCGAAACCTACACCTTCCCTGAGATTGTGGGCCAGGTGTTGTCCCCTAGCGCGTTCATCTCGACGATTGCCGGCACTGCGTCGGCGATCAACATGCGCGCCAGCGGGCGCCAGGTGACGCAGTGAAGCATTTTCTCTGCGTAGCCGAACACGTCGACGTTACGCCGGTACTGCGCGAATTGGCGGTGCAGCCCGAACTATGGGACCAGAACACCCTTCGGACTACACATCCAGAAACCGCCCACAGCGCGGTGAACGACATCTGGCTGTGGTTTAACGAGGTGTCCGATGATCTTTCCGCCGTTACCAACGACATCCAGACGCGCCCCTATCCTGCATGGACGGCGCTGCCGTCGCTGCGCCGGCTGGTGCTGGACCTAATTCGCCGCGTTGATGGAGTTCAGTTGGGGCGCGCGGTCGTCACCAAGCTGCCGTCAGGCGCCATCATATACCCGCATGTCGATCGCGGCACGTCAGCCGAATTTTACACCCGGTACCAAATTGCGTTACAATCCCGCCCCGGCGCGCTGTTTCACTGCGAAGACGAAACCGTCAACTTTCGCCCTGGCGAAGTTTGGTGGGTCAACACCCGCGTGACACATTCCGTCGTAAACAACAGCGACGATGACAGGATTGTCTGCATCGTAGATATTCGGAGCGGCTGACGTGATTACGGCGCAAGTTGAACCTTGGAGCGAGTTCCTTGTTGACGCAGTAGAACTCTTTCCCGCGCATTGGGAAGAGTTGGCGCTGAACAAGGACAAGGTGCCGCTGTCCATGCGGTACGACGTGTACGCGGCCAGCGAGGCCGCCGGCGAACTCCTTGTCGTGACGCTGCGGCAAGACGCGCGGCTGGTCGGGTATTTCGTCGGTTTTGTCCTCCCCGGCCTGCATTACAGCACTTGCCTGACCCTTCAGATGGACATCTTCTGGACCCACCCTAACATCCGCGGGCGCATGGAAGGCGTAAAGCTTTTTCGGGCGGTAGAAGCTGAGGCCAAGCGCCGAGGCGTCCAGCGCATGTTTTTTGGGTCCAAACTGCACAAAGACGCTTCTAGGCTGTTTGAGTATTTGAAAATGCAGCCTGTTGAGGTGTATTACACCAAGTGGATTGGAGACTGACGCCATGGTCGGAGCAGCAGCTATTGTAGGTGGCGCCGCCTTAATCGGCACAGTCGGCAGCATGTACGCGGCGGACAAAGCGGCAGGAGCGCAGAAGAGAGCCGCGCGCGACGCGGCTGCCGCTACCTCCGAGGCCGCGCAGCAGTCCATCGACGCCCAGGAACGGATGTTCGGCAAACAGGTCGAACTGCAAGAACCATTTCGCCAAGCCGGCCTGTCCGCGCAAAACAGGCTGATGGATTATTTGGCCTTAAGCGAAAATAAAACCGCGCCCGGCTATGGTAAATACGCCCGCGACTTTAGCATGGCCGACTATACTGCCGACCCCGGCTACGGGTTTCGTGTCAGCGAGGGCATGAAGGCGCTTGAACGGTCAGCGGCCGCGCGCGGCGGCCTTCTGTCTGGCTCTACGCTCAAGGGCATCACGCGGTTCGGGCAGGACACGGCGTCTGAAGAGTACCAGAACGCGTTCAACCGCTACCAGGTGAACCGCGCCAACCAGCTTAACCCGCTGCAAAGCCTTATGGGCGCGGGCCAGACCAGCGCAAACGCTCTGACTTCGGCGGCCGGCCAAACCGGCGCCGGGATGGGCAGCACTTACATGGGTATGGGTGCCGGCCTGTCAAACGCTGCGCTGGCCGGGGGCGCTGGCCGCGCGTCCGGCTACATAAACATGGCCAACGCATTAAACCAGGGCCTTAGCACCGGCGCCAATCTGTACATGCAGGGGCAGTATCTCGGCGGGGTAAACGAGCTTAACGCAGCTAGAACTGCGTATTACAACCGCCAGGTGTAAGGAGATAGCGCATGTCCGGTTCCTTCCCTCCTTTGCCTGAACTTCGGCCTTTTCAGGCGCCTAACCTTGTAGCAATGTCCAACGCGATGCAGGAGCAATCGCTAAACGCGATGCGCGAACAGCAGTTAATGGGCGCTGAGCGAGAGCGGGGCAATATCCGCCGGCTAATGTCTTCGCCAGACTTCGATATTTCAGCCCCCGACGCGCCTAACCGTTTGCTGGCGGTCGCGCCAACAACGGGCGCGGCGGCGTATCAAGCGTTGACCGCAGGGTTAAACCAGCGCCGCCAAGCGCAAAACGCAGATGTTCAACGCGGTATCCAACTAACCCAACAATACCGCGACGAAATGCCGGGGCTTACCCCCGACACTTACGCTGATTTTCTTGCCCGTGTGCAACGGGACGTACCGGGCTGGTCACGGCAGTTACCGCCGACTTTTGACCGAGCGCGCCTAGACGTACTTATGCAAAAAGCCGATCAATCGCTTGCGGAATGGGAAAAAATTGAAATAGAAGGCACGCCGTTCTTGATGAACCGGCGCTTAGGGCAAATCGTACCTTTTACTGAAGGCCCGGCGCGTAACGCTGCGCCCCCTGCCGCAGCGCCGATGGCTACACCTATGTCGGCCCCGGCGGCGCTAGGCGCAACCGCTGGCGACACGATCCCGCTGTCCGCGCCCGCAACAGGCGCCGCCCCCGTCCCCACGTCGCGGTCCACGGACATCTCTACCATTCTGCCCGCCATAGACCGCGGCGAAGGCCGCGGGGCTAACCCGGCGTCGTCGGCGCGGGGCCAATTCCAGTTCATCGACCCCACGTTTATCGACGAGTTTAAGCGCAATTTCCCTGACATCGCGCGCGGGTTGAGCAATTCTCAAATCCTGTCCTACCGCAATTCCACGTTGCCGGACGGCCGCCCCATCGAAGAATTTTTGGGCGAGGCGCACACCAACCGCAATGCGGCCACGCTATCCCGCGCAGGGTTCGAGCCTAACGGCGCCAACCTCTATCTGGCGCATTTTGCTGGCGCCGGCGGCGCGCGGTCGCTGCTGTCTGCCAATCCTAACGCGCCTGTAGAAAGCGTGTTGTCTAAAGACGCAATCGACGCCAATCCGTTTTTGAAGGGCAAGACCGTCGGTCAAATTCTCCAATGGGCGGGCGACACGGTAGACTACGGCCCCGGCGCTGCCCGGCGCCGTCTGCTTGCCATGGGCGCACCGGACAACCGCGTAGAGCCTGGCGCGGCGCTTACGTCGCCCGTCGTCCAAACACCGTTGGCGGATATGGGAGCGGTCAACGCCATGACGGCGACGCCCGTGTCCAACGCGTTTGTCAAGCCGTCCACGGGCGGCGGCATGAAGGCTGACGCCTTCCTCGACGACGCGACCTTGGCCAGCAACCCCTTGGCCATGCCTGTGTCTGACGTGCGCCCGGCGGCACCCGGCCTGCCACGGAGCATCGCCGAAGCCCGCGAAATGCGGCTCCAACGCGAAGAAGAACAAGCACGGGCGCGTCAGCGCGGAACAGAGGCCGTCAAATCGGAAAAAGAACGCGAAGACAGCGTACGCAACATCGACAGCGCGATGGATATTATCAACCGCGTAATCCGCGTCGATCCTAATACCGGAACAAGCACGTTGGGCCGGGCAACCGGCAGCGGTGTTGGCGCGGCTCGCGATTTTGCCTTGGGCCAAGTCGGCATTTCCACGGACGCGTCTAAAGCCGCCGCCGATTTGGAAACCGCCCACGCGCGGCTTGTGTCTATGCTGCCGAGAATGCGCGGCGACCTTAACAAGTCCGAATTTGACTCTTTGCAAGCCCAGGCGGCCCGGTTGGGCGACCGCAGCCGGCCTAATGCGGAACGCGCCAGCGCGCTTAGAACTTTGCAAACCGATCTTTTGGCAATTCGTGAACGGTTATCCGGTCAGCGCGGTTCAGCAGGCGGCGCCTCGACCGCTCCCGCAGCCCCAGCAGAAGGTGGGTGGTCGATCCGCCCAGTGCAGTGATGGAATATGAAGTCACAGCCCCTGACGGGCGCCGGTTCATTGTCACTGCCCCCCAAGGCGCGACGCAAGAACAGGTGTTGTCATACGCGCGGCAAAATTTTCAACCGCAGTCCACACCGTCACCGGGCGAAGGCATTCCCGGCCCTCGTTCGTACGCCGCGTCCGAAGTGCCGGGCGCCGCGGTCAGCAATCTACCGCGCAGCGCGCAACACTTTTACGGCGGTCTTGTTGAAGCCGTCACCAGTCCAATTGAAACCGCAAAAAGTCTGGCCCAACTAGGACTTGGCGCCATGCGTAGGGCCAACCCTTTGCTGGCTCGCGCAGGCGACGCGCTGTACAAGCCGGAGTTTGCCGCGCAATCCGACGCAGCGTTTAAGGCAGTTCTTGACCAATATGCTGAACGGTATGGGTCTATGGACGCCGCGCTGCGGACAATTGCCGAAGACCCCGTAGGATTTGCCGCTGACGCGTCCATGGTATTTGGCGGCGGGGCTGCCGCTGCGCGAGGCGCGGGCATGACCCGCACAGCGCGAGTGTTGCAAGGCGCAGAAACGGCCACTAATCCTCTGACACCTGTGATTGCGCCCGTTCAACTGGCAGGGCGCGCCGCGGGTAAAGTGGCGGATGTCGCTTACGACATGACCGATCCAATGGCCCGCGCGTATGCCGAAGCCGCGCGCGGGCGGGGCCCCGAAATTCTTCAGGCGTTGCGTAATCCTAATGCTGAGTTTGTGCCGGGGGCGCGGCCAACAACTTCTCAATTGGCCGCTTCCGCTGGCGCGCCAGAATTTGCGGCTTTTGCTCGAACGGGCGAAGAACTTACCGGCGAACTACCGCGTATTTTGGACGAGCAAAGCCGCGCTAGGCAGTCATATATGCAACAAGTAAGCGGAGCGCCGGCTAATCCTGTTACCGGGCAGCGGGGCGCTTTAGAGGTTGCCAAAGAAGCTCGTACCCAAACCTCGGGCGCCGCGTATCGTAGGGCCGAACCGGAAGTCTATCGCGCTGACGCGACCATAGAAACATTGTTTGACCGACCGTCCATACGCGACGCGCTGTCGTGGGCAGAAGAAGTAGCCCGCGAAAAAGGCCAGACATTTACTATTAGACGTCCCGCGCCGCCCGCAGCACCAACGCCGACAGGTATGGTGGATGCGCAAGGCCGGCCTATCATGACAACGCCTGCACCGGCAGCGCCCGTTGAATATACGGTGCGCGATTTAGACCGACTGCAAAAGGCGCTAAAAGATTACGTCAAAGAAAACCCAAAAAACTTGGGTGTTGAGCAACGCAACGCCATTTCTGCCACGCGAAAAGAATTGTTGGATTGGATTGACAACCAATCGGCGGCGTACAAAGCGGCACGGGAAGGTTTTGCCCAAGCCAGCGGGCCTATCAATCGCATGGCGGTTGGCCGTGAAATACAAAACGCGTTGACAAACCCATTGACAGGAGAGGCATCGCGCGCGGGCATGTTTGCCGCCGCGGTTGAAAACGCGCCGCGCACTATCAAGAGGTCCACGGGCGAAAGCCGGTTCTCTTACCTGTCGGATGTTTTGACACCCGCGGATATTAAAGTGGTGCAAGACATTGGAAAAGATTTACGCCGGGCTGAACGCGCGGAAGATTTGATTGCCGCCGGGCGCCGGACGGATATACCGGACATTTCTAAAGCTGCTACCGAAGCCGCGGCAACCGGCGGCCCACGGCTCTCGCTGTTAAACCGCGCGTACACGTTGGCGCAAAACCTTTATCAACGGTTTGAGGGCCGCCTAAACCGCGAAATGGCGGAACGTATCGCCCGCGATTTGCTTGACCCTAACACCACAGCGTTTCAGCTTGACCGCGCGCTTCGCCGCGAAGCCAACCGGGCCAAAACGGTGTCGCGTATTGAATCACCGTTTCAGGCGGCGGCTAGAGGTCTTCGAAATCCGGCGTTCCGCGTAGAGCCGCAAGTGTTAAATGCTTTAGCCCCGCCTTCGCGCGAAGACCCTGTTGTAAATGCTTTTCGTTGATAGAGGCCGCCCATGACGCAAGACCTGTACAACATCATCGTGGGCATTGCCGGCGCCGCGATTGGCTGGATGATGAAAGTGGTGTGGGAGAGCGTCAGGGCGCTGCAAACCGACATGAAGGCCATTGAGCGCGAACTGCATACAAGCTACGTCAGCAAGGACGATTACAAGTCAGACGTGCAAGAAATCAAAGAGATGTGCCGGGCCATCTTTGAGCGGCTTGAGCGTAAGGCCGACAAGTAATGGAACTGCCCAAGCTGACGCCTGTTGTGCAGTTTGCGACGGCCAGCTTCGCGCTGGCTGTTGGCGGCTACTCTGCGGGTGAAAAGTTTGGCTGGTTCAAGAACGAGATTATCGCGTGGGCGCCGGAGCATTTCAGGATCGTCGACACCAAGATTGGCCAGCCCGTTACGGTAACAGTGGCGCGGGTCAAAAAGCGCGACGACTGTTCGGTCGAAGGGTTCGAGGTGACCGTGCGCGACGGCGCTGGCGTCATCCACCAGGCCACACCAAGCATGACGCGGTTCACCGGTCCCGCTGGCCCTGAGATCGACACCTTCACCTACCTGCTGGACATTGCCGACAAGGAAACCATCGCCCAAGGACGGGCGACGCTGTTGGCTACTATTAAGTACAAGTGTCCTGAAGGTGAGCGGACTGTCACCTACCCCCGGCACCAAAACCTGACCTTCATGTTGGAGCGATAGTATGGACCAGCTTCTGAACCTTGTCCGCACGGTCGCGCCGTCCATCGCCAGCGCCGTCGGCGGCCCTCTAGCGGGCATGGCCACACGCGCCATTTCTGAGGCTCTGCTGGGCAAGCCAGACGGCACCGAGGCTGAACTGACCGAAGCTGCGGCCAAGGCCACACCGGAGCAGCTTCTGGCGCTGAAGACCGCCGAGCAGGACTTCGCGGTCAAGATGCGCGAGTTGGACATCGACTTAGAACGAATCGCCAACGCCGACCGTGACAGCGCCCGCAACCGCGAGGTCGCGGCGAAGGATTGGACCCCGCGTGTCCTAGCCGGGCTGGTTACGGGTGGCTATTTTGGGGTGCTGTTTTATATGTTGATCAATGGCCTTCCAACGCACGGCGGGTCTGAGGCCATGTTGGTGATGCTTGGCACTTTGGGGACGGCCTGGGGTGGCATTATGGCATACTACTTTGGCAGCAGCGCCGGCAGTAAAGAGAAGACCGACGCGATGAATAGGATGGCTCGCAGGTGATCACTTCCAAGTTAATGCAGGGTTTGGGTTGGGCCGATCCGGTCGAATGGGCCGCAGTGTTGGACGACGCCTGCGACCGGCACGGCATCATCACACCCAAGCGCATCGCCATGTTCCTAGCCAACACGGGCCACGAGAGCAACGGCGGCCGCGCCATCCGCGAGAACCTGAACTACAAGCCCTCTGCGCTGGTGGCGCAGTGGCCCAAGTACTTCTCGCCCGAATACGCCGAAGAAGTGGGCCGCACGGACGCGCACCCGGCGGATCAGAAGGCCATCGCCGAGGCGGCCTATGGCGGCCGCATGGGCAACAAGAACCCTGGCGACGGCTGGCGCTTCATCGGCCGCGGGCTGATGCAGACGACCGGGCGGTACAACTACGAAAAGCTGGCGCAGACCATGGGTATGCTGGTAGATGATCTGCCAAGCTGGATCGAAACCAAGGAAGGCGCCGCCGAGAGCGCGGCGTTCTACTGGGCCGCCAACGGCTGCAACGAACTGGCCGACGCTGACGCGCTGGACAAGTGCCGGCAGCGGATCAACGGCGGCCTGATCGGCATAGTGGACGTGCGCGAGCGGTATATTAAGGCGCTGGGCTTGTTGACGTAGGAGCCGACGATGGAACGGAACTCAATGCGGCGGGCGCGGAACCCTGACAAAGACGAAAGCGTCAACGCATTCGTCCGGGGAAACGACGAATACGACATCAACGACTACACCATGCGGCTGTTGCGGCTTTCACAGAACGAAGGCCTGCCCGACGTATTTTCCGTTCCAATACAAAGCGGTCCTGTTATGGGGCGGTTTACAACAACCGATTATGCCCCGGTTCTTAACGAAAAAGACACCGCGCGACTTATGTTGACGGGCATGTACCCGGTTACGGACAACATGCAAGTCGGTTCGCGTATGATGACGCAACAAGATGGAAGCACGGTGTTGCTTCCCGCTTTGAGCGCGGCCTATGGCCCTATCCAAGCGTCGGCGGGGTACCAAGGTGTAGTACCGGCAGACCGCCGCGCCCCAACGTCTTTTGTGCCCAACTACAATTTGAACGTAAACACGCCGGTAGGCGAAGGATTTTTGGCCGCCGGGGCCAACAAAACCGCTGGCCAACGCGACCCATTCATGTTTGCCTCATACGAGCGGCCTTTTATGGGCGGGTCTTTGGGCCTAGACGCGTCCGCTGACACGCGGCTCCGAAACATGGCTATCATGCTCGGTTACCGCCGGGCGTTCTAGCCCTGCGGCGCCGACGTAAGCAGTTCCCGCCGCTCGCGCATGGCGCGGAGCGCGGTGAACCGCTGGTGCATACGGATCATCAGGGTGGTGCGGCGCTCTCCCTGACGTTCTTCTTCAATTAGGTTGGCCAACTCGTCTTCGCGCAGGCTGCTCAACCGGGCGTTCAATTCCCGCCAATTCATTCTTTCGGTCCCTTCAGTTCGTCCAAGGCCATGTCTGAGATGGCGCGTTTGTCATAAAGCCCGGCCCATATACGCTCGTCAATGGTTTTGTTGCAGAGCAGGACATAGACCCAGACCGGCGCGGTCTGGCCGCCGCGGTGCAGCCGCCCGACGACCTGCTCGTACAGTTCGAGCGACCACGGGATCGACATCAGCACCATCTTGTTGCCGCCATACTGAAGGTTTAGCCCGTGCCCGGCCGACTTGGGGTGGATCAACAGCAGTTCGACCTTGCCGGCGTTCCACCGGGCGATGGCGTCGGGATCGTCAATCGTCACGGCGTGAGGATAGCGCCGGCGCAACTCGGCCAGTTCTTCCTTGTAATTGTAAACGACGATGGTGTTGTCGCGCTGGTTGCCCTCTAAAATATCGTGCAGCAGGTCGAATTTGTGGTAAGAAAACCAGACCGCTTCCTGAATGGGCGTAAATTTTCCTGCGATTTCATGCGCTACGCTCTGGCTATTGTAGACGAACCCGCTGGACATCTGCTGTAGTTTGCTGGTGACCGCAGCGGCTGACAGCGCCGTGATCTGCTGGCCGTCCAACTGCACCAAGAAGTCCTTCTTCATCTGCTCATACGGCAGCCGGTCGGTCATGTTGCAGCGCATCTCGACCACGTTCAGCGGCGGCAGCTTGTCTTGGTACTCGCCTGGCTCCAGCACAAAGGTGGCCGGGCGAATGGCGTCCATGACCGCGGCCAGCGCGTCCTTGCGCGGCGCCCACTCGCCGTATTCGCGGTTGATGCAGACGAAGTACTTCTGCAAGAACGCGCCCTTAGACCGGCCCAGCAGCGCCTGATCCACCATCTTGCACTGTCCAAACACGTCCTCAAGACCGTTGCTGGTGAAGCTGCCGGTCAGGCCCCAGCGGTATTTGAACCAGCCAATGATCTTCTCCAGCGCCTTGAACCGCTTGCCGGCGGGGTTCTTGAGCCGGGTCAACTCGTCGAACACGATGCCGTCAAACGCCCCTATCCCGCCGGGGATGCGTTCAATGTTGTCGTAGTTCGTCACCACCACCTGCGCGTCACCCGCGAAGGCGTCCACGCGCTGCTTGGGCGTCCCGACGGCCACAGCCACCTTCATGCCGGGCGCCCACTTGGGCGCCTCGACCGGCCAGACATCCGTGCAAACGCGCTTCGGCGCTAGCACCAGCCAACGCTTGACGTGGCCGTCGGCCAGCATGGCCTGCATGGCGGTCAGCGTGATAGCCGTCTTGCCCGCCCCCACCGGGGCTAAGATCATCGCGCGGTCGTGCGCGTAAAGGAAGTCCGCCGCGGTATCTTGGTAGGGCCTTAACCGCAATTCGTTGCCCATTGGTCCACTTGCTCCTTCGTCCAGAGGCAGACATAACGCTGCCCCAATCGTTCCATTTCCTGCGCGAACACCTTCTGCAACGGCGCTAGGCGGCCGCCCTTGGTCTTCAACTCCACAAACCAAGTCTGGCCGTTTGGCAGGCAGACAACCCGATCCGACACGCCGCGGTGATTGGTCGACTTGAACTTGTAAGCCGCGCCGCCCATGCGGACGACGTGCCAGACCAAGTGCCGCTCTATTTCGCTCTCACGCATAAAATTCTTTTACCCCCAATTTAGGACTTGTGCAACAGGTTCTGTTGCGATATACGGTTGCCACACACTTCGAGGGAAAGTCAAATGGCACCACATTCCAATATCGTCGGCGGTTCGACCGCCAAGCGGGTCATCGCCTGCCCGGCCAGCGTCAAGCTGGCGCAGCAGATGCCGCCCAAGCCGTCGTCTAAATACGCCGACGAAGGCACCCTGCTGCACAACATCATGGACGCGGTGCTGATGGACAGCCGCAAGCCGGAAGAGTTCATCGGCGCGGAACTGAACGGCGTGGTCGTCACCGCGGAACTGATCGAAGCCAAGGTGTTGCCGGCGCTGGCTGCGCTGGATGAAATCGACCCCGACAAGCAGATGGAATATGAGTGCGAAACCATCGTCAGTTTCGGCGAAGCGTTGCCCGACGTATTCGGCTCCGCCGACCTTATCGGCCGCAAAGTTAACCGCGCCATCGTGTTGGATTTCAAGTTTGGTGACGGCGTTGACGTGGTTGTGGAAGAGAACCCGCAGGCGATGTTCTACGCAGCCGGAGGTATGCGGACGCCCGCCGCGCAGTGGGCTTTTGAGGGTGTCGATGAAATAGAATGCGTCATCGTGCAGCCAACCGCCCGCACCCCGGTCAAGCGCTGGGTGACCACGCCCGCCCGCATCCGCGCCTTCGAGCGCGACCTGTTCGCAGCCGTCAGGGCGGCGCTGGGACCGAAGCCTGTCATGGCCGCCGGCGACCACTGCCGCTGGTGCCCAGCCAAGCCGATCTGCCCGCTGCTGACCGGCAGCGTCGACCGCGCGTTGCAGGCGCAGATCAAGGCGCTGGACGCGCCGCTGATCGGCGAGATGCTGACCAAGGCCGACCTGCTGGAGCAGTGGATCACGGACTTGCGGGCGCTGGCGTTTCAGATGTTGCAGGCAGGCGGCGCGGTGCCCGGCTACAAGCTGGTGCCGAAGCGCGCCACCCGGCAGTGGGTCGACCCCGAGAAGGCGCGGGCTGCGCTGGAAGACCTCGGGCTTGACCAGACAGAATTGATGGAGACAAAGTTGTTGTCGCCCGCGCAGGCCGAGAAGGTGCTGAAGAAGCACAAGCTGGCCATGCCCGACGACTTGATT